CAGGCGGGGTACACATCACACGCTCCATCTCAAGCGCTACTGCTTCGGGTCTATCTGTTTCGACCACAATTTCATCATGGACGTGTAATACCACACCATCCAATTCACGCAAAGAATGTCTAAGTAGATCATTGGCAACCGCTTGGGTGATGTTTTCACAGGCTAGTCCTTTCCATAGTCTTGCTCTAGGCCACTCTTTCGCATCGGCTGCGGGTTTCCATGCTGCCTTGGCGTAGGTGACACCATCGGCGTCTAACTTGGCAAACGGATAACAGAGAACGCGCCCAGAAGGTAAAGCATACCAAAGATGCTGACCGTCGTACATATAGGTAACCCTACCCGCAGCAAACTCATGGTTTTTGTTACGCATGGCGCGGGTATAGGCTGACTCAAGGTTCTGCCAATACGGTACCGCCCACGGGTTCGCTAGTCGCCACCCTGCCACCATGCGCTTGGCTTGGGGTTCGGGTAGCAAAATGCCATACGCCCTGCCCATCGCAGCAAACGCGCCCACACCGCCTGCAAAACCGCAGGCTAACTCTTGGACTTTTCCGATTTGTCGCTGTTCACCGTCAACGTCTGCGACAGGGACGTGGAAGGTTGCGCTGGCGTTAACTTTGTAGACATCTTCCCCTCGCTCAAAAAGCGATAGCTTCTGAACACCGGCGTCGGAATTGGAGAGCCAAGGGTTGACTCTGGCTTCGATGCCTGACCAGTTGGCAACGACGAGGGACTTTCCCACAGCGGGTACCAAAGCTGGCCTGAGCATACCTTTGAGGACGTCGGTAACTCGGCGTCCAAAGGCAGGGACAATTGAGTGGCCTCTAACCATAGCTTGTCGAGTGGCATCAGGATCCTTAGCGCATTTGCGGGTAAAGTTGTGGACTTGGGCGCCGTAACTGCTGGCTCTGCCTGTGGCTGACCCGCCAGCGAATACAAACGCGCCGCGTACTCGGTGATCTTCTTCATCGGCTAACTCCGTCAATCTCTTGAATTTTGCAACACTAGACGCCCATAAGTCGTCCGCACATTGGATAACATCAGCAACTTCCGCTGGTATTTCATCGGGGTTTTCTTCAGCAAGAATAAGTAGGTTAGCTCGAACTGTTTTGTCGATCGAATATTTTTTATCGCCATCTTTATACATTTCCATTAACTTTTTGGCTTCGTCACCGACCCGAGCCAAGACCCATTCTCTCATGCGGGGGCTGCGGACAGAAGTGATTTCGCCTTCTGTAATCTCGGTAACGAGCGTCTGTATTTCGTCTAATTCTTCCCCTGCGTAGCGGATCGCCGCCTGCGCTAAGGGCTTGTCTAACATCACGCCGCGGTCATTGATACGCTCGTTGACGTGATAATCAATCAATTCATCACGGGATAACTGGCGCATGGCCTGTGAGATGGCGCGCATCGTCCGCACGTCTTGCAGGGCGTAGTTAGCCATTTCTGCCATCAAGGTGGGGTCTGTACTAAATGTACCATCTGCCTTGGGGATGCACAACAAACGGATCAGTTGCTTGCCCCGGTGGTCTTTCTTCATGCTACTACTAGCAAAGCGACCCACGTCCTCAAGCGAGCCTGGAGCGCAGTTGGCACGGGCTTGCGCTGCCGTGCAATACCACTGCTCAAGCCAAGGTACAGGAACGCCGAAGTCAGGGCAAAGGACAAACTCGGTAATTAGGCGATCAAAGCCTGCGTTGTGCGCCCTAATCTGACCGCCTGCGTTAATGTGCTTCACAATTGCTTGCGGAAACGGTTGATCGGGCGTCCACAGTTGCACCTCGTCATCGCCGAGGGCGTACGCCATGCAAAGGATCTCGGTGCTAGGATCTTGGGCGTAGTTGTACCCGCCACGGCTAAGTAAGTCGCAACGGCTACGGGTTTCGTAATCAAGCCACAAGATCATTTTTCTTGCACCTTAAATAGGATTGCTCTAGCAAAGTCAATTAAACCTAATACATGATTTAAGTCGCAAGTTTCACTAATGTGTACTATTTCCTCATCTGTCAAATCGCTGTATTGGCGCGTGTAAAGCGGCACCTTATTAGCTTTGCCCGCTATCCCTGTATTCCACACTACGGGAGCTGCCCACTCTAGCTTGCGCTCCTCTACATTGATGTATGCGACTGGTTCATTGCTCATTCTTTACTCTCTTTTACTGTACTTTATAGGCGGGGCTACTGGTGCGTTTCTTAGCGTTCGGTGACTAGATACCATACTGGCTGAATACGACGCACGTTCACCCCTATTTGTTATCCGCGACGGCGGCGTGCTGGCGCGGCTGCTGGTGCTTCTTCCTCAAACGCCGACTCTACTTCGGTGTTTGGCTCCGATGCGTTTACATCCATACTGACCCACTCGATTACCTTAAATACTGGGGTATAGATACGGCCGTAGGACTTGTGGGTGTAATGCTCTTTGCCTAGCTCCACGACGGGTACTGGCTTGTCTTGGTCTTTGTCTACTTGCGTAGCAATCGCTACTGCCAAGGCTTGAACCGCCTTCTTACCGCCCACAGACGTGGTGGTATAGCGCGCTTCCATGCCCGTGTCAGCACCCGATAGGCACTTGATCGACATACCAACCTGCGTTTCCCAACCCTTTTTAGCGCTAGGAGGCGCTGCTTCGAGTTCAGGCAATGGCTGGCTAACGTTGACCATCTTTTCGGCTAACACTTCACCGTCACCCCACGCAATGTAGCCGTGAACGAACGAGAACGGGTTAACAGCCCAAGTCGAGTCATCCTCGATCTCGGTCTGATCTGCACCGAATACCCAATGACCTGTCTTGTCCATCTTGATAATGACGGTACCCGCGCCGCCAACATCGGCTTCGATGGTACGCAAGGCTGTAGCCAATGACTTAACAGAAGGAAGGTTTGCACCTGAAAAAGTTGTGATATTTGACATTATTGAAGTCCTTATTGAAGTTTAGAAAGGGCGGCGGTGAGTTGCTGCCCGATTTGTAATACCGCAGGTCTTGGATCAGAGTCCTCAACTAGCGTACTGCCACTACTTACTGCTACTACTTGATTAGCAGGCAATTGCTTACCGTGCTTTTTCAATACTTTTTCAGCCTGGGCTGGTGATATTACCTTACTTGTGAGCAGCTCACTCTCAGGAATACCCTCATTAAGCATCGCAACCAAGGCCTGATCGTCGTCAGCCCATTGGCGTGTAGCGCGTTTGGCGACTAATTTAAAGCCTGGCACGGGTTTGCCAGCGTCAAGTATTTGGTGCGCTAGACCACGTACGTCTGCAATCCATTGCTCAAGCATATCGGCTTTCTTGAGGTAGTTAGCGATCTGCTCTACGTTGAGTACGTCAAGCTGGGCGTGTAGGCTACGGTCAACCAAGCCTGTCATCTTGGGGCAGGTAGGTTTTGCAGCGCACCAACGGCAATGATCGCCTGTGTTTAAAGGCGCGTCAGGCATTTGGCTGATCTTGACCGCCATCGCCAACTCTTGCTCAAACTGCTTAATGCGCTTGGTTGTTGTAACCCAACGCTTTACACTTGGGGGCTGGACGATGATGCACTCGACCTCATCAACGCCGTCAAACACCCACTGCGCCTCGGGGGTACGCATGGCGGCGGCTGCGTAGAACATTAGCTGAGGATTATCGGTAGCATCCACAGCAACGCCGCTACCAAATTTCCAATCCAAAATAAAAGCGCGCCTGCCAATACGACCAAGAAGATCAGTAGAACCAAACACACCTGGAAGGTAATCTCCGAAACCCACCCTTGTTTCTGTTGCATATTCCATCTCCTTATTTGGGTCAATATCATCTAATGCGCGCAAGGCGGGGTACACCTTCTCGTCAATTAGTTCTTGGGTTAGCTTGATGCCTTCGTATTCCATACCAGCAAATGACTCAGGCGTTTGGTTGGTGGTCAGGATTAGATCCATGACGTTGTGTAAGAGGGTGCCTTCGTCAGCGTATTTGCTTGAAGGTTTAGGTGGCATCTTGGCGCACAAGGCTACAGAGCCAGGGCAACTGATGACACGCTTGGCGGTAGAACCACCGACAACACGGGAGTGTTGGGCTATTTCGTTCATTTAATTTCCTTTACTTTAGTTGACTGAGATTAAACTTTACCACAACTTTTAAACTTGTGATAAACTTTTTTACATGAACTCAAAAATATCCGAAAAAGACATCGAAAAATACTTTGTATGGGCTGTTCAAAACCTTGGCGGCGTAGCATACAAGTTCAAGTCCCCCACCCAGCGCGGCGTAACCGACCGTATTGCTTGCTTGCCAGGTGGTGTAACGTGGTTTGTGGAACTTAAGACCGAGGGCGGTACGCTGTCGGCTTTGCAACAAGTCCATGCGCGCAACCTCAAACAGCTTAATCAGAACTATGCTTGCCTGTGGTCGATTGAACATATTGACACATGGATGAAGGACAACCAATGAGGTATTTATCCGTTTGTAGCGGTATCGAAGCCGCCACGATGGCTTGGCATGACCTAGGATGGACGCCTGCGGGGTTTTCCGAGATTGAGCCGTTCCCATCAACCGTATTAGCGCATCACTATCCCAACGTCACTAATTTCGGTGACATGACCAAGTATAAGGAGTGGAATTTAGATGGATCAATTGACCTTCTCGTTGGAGGAACCCCCTGCCAATCTTTCTCAGTCGCAGGACTGCGGAAAGGAATGGATGACCCACGTGGTAACTTGGCCCTCGTCTATTGCGGAATGCTTGATTACTTTAGACCGAACTGGTTTGTCTGGGAAAACGTCCCAGGTGTCCTGTCAAGCTCAGGAGGACGGGACTTTGGTTCCTTCCTCGGGGCGGTGGCTCAACTCGGGTATGGGTTCGCCTACCGAGTGCTTGACGCTCAGTTCTGCGGAGTGGCACAGCGCAGGCGTCGTGTCTTTGTTGTCGGATACCTTGGAGATTGGCGACCTGCCGCCGCAGTATTATTTGAGCGACATAGCTTGCGCCGGGATCTTGCGCCGAGCGCACCGCAGGGGAAAGAACCTTCCGCATACTTTGAAAGTAGCCTTGCTCAATACCGCGAGGGAGATATTGGAGGAACCCTTAAGGCAAGCGGTGGAGTCCTCGGTGGAGGAAGCGAAACTTTCCTAGTGCAAAAGGTGTACGAAACCCACCCTGCCGACAGCCGCGTCAAAGAGATGGGCGAAACCTGTCAGACCGTGACTAGCCGTTGGGGTACAGGTGGTGGCAACGTGCCTATTGTTGAGGCGTACAGCATCCGTGAGGACGCAGGCGCCAATACGTTTAGCGCTACACCATTGACTGTAACGCCTGCCCTACAAGCCTTGCGCCCATCGGTTCAGTCACACCATGCTCAGACGTTTGTTGCTGATTCAGTCAAAGTGCGTCGTTTAACACCCACTGAGTGCGAGCGTTTGCAGGGTTTTCCTGATGGTTTTACTAATGTTCCGTGGCGTAAAAAAGACACATCACCTGAAGGACTGCGTTACAAAGCCCTTGGCAACTCGATGGCGGTGCCGTGTATGCAGTGGATTGGCGATGGTATTGACTTGGTAGATAAGCTATGAAACTGCGCGATTACCAAGAAAAAGCCGCTGATTTTTTGTATGAAAACAACAGGGCAATGATTCTTGCGCCTGTGGGCGCGGGAAAGACCGCCCTGACGCTGACTGCCATGCAAGATATGCTGCGCTACAAGTTCGTCAAACGGTGGCTTGTGTTGGCTCCTAAGCGCGTCTGTACCGACGTATGGCCTGTTGAGCAACCTAAGTGGGCAACAGACACGCCGATAGCGGTAGCGGTAGGTACGCCTGCCCAACGCAGCCATGCCCTACATTCGGGTTTTCCCGTAGTAGTAACCAACTACGACAACATCCAATGGCTATCGGAACAAGAGCTTAACTTTGATGGCATTGTGTTTGACGAGTTGACCAAACTCAAGAACCCGTCAGGCAAGCGCTATAAAGCCTTGGCTAAGATTGTCGATAGAATTAACATTCGTTGGGGCTTGACAGGTTCGTTCACTAGCAACGGCCTTGAGGACGTGTTTGGGCAGTGCAAGATTGTCAACCAAGACCTGTTAGGACGGGCTAAGGGCGCGTTTATGCAGCAATACTTTGTCTTGGTCAACAAGGACTTTGGCGAATGGGAACCACGCGTAG